CAATAAAAGTTGTGTGAGCTTTATTAATCTCTCTTGCTTTAGCAATCATATTAACAACAGGATGTTTATGTTCCTGTAAAAAATTTTTAGTGAATGATGGCGCTTCAGTTTTTTCTGTACGAGGATACTCTAATCTTAACATATCAAATACATTCGCAATACTTCTTGCTGCCCAGATCTGTGTATCAATATTAGTTTCTCTTTTAATTGATCGAAGTAATCCTTGTTCTGCTTTTTTAAATTCTGTTTTCATTGCGTGGGCTTTTTCAATATCTACACGCACACCTTTAAATCTCATATCAACTAGACAGGGAAAGAGTTCTGTTTCTAAATCAAATATATCTTCTAGGTCCTGACTGATAATTTCTTTTTTCATTTCTTGCCAAAGTCCTAAAGTTACTTCAGCATCTCGTTCTGCATAAGCACCAACATGCATAGATGGTAGCTTGTACATTTCAGACTTAGGGTCTATCCCCCATTCAGAAGCAGCCTCAGCCAGGGCAGCTTCGTTTTTACCATAACCCAAATAATGCCATGATAAACTATTGAGATCATAACGAAACCTATTCTCATCTGTTACTGCTGCAGCAATCATTGTACAAACAATATCCCCGTTAATTTTAAAGCCCATAGCTCTTAACCAACAGACATCATAAATAGCATTGTGGAAAATTTTTGTTGATGTTGCTTCTAATATATCTTTTAACCAGTCTAAAACCCTTGATCTATCCATATTTCCCCCACCTTCGTGAGCAATAGGGAAATATCCTTTATAATGTTTGGTGGCTACTGCTATACCAATTACTTCTCCATTACCAATAACAGAACCAGATCCTTTTTTAATTAGATCAGGATCTTTTGTTTCTAAGTCTATTGCAATTTCATCAACCTGACGTAAGTCTGGAAATTCTGTAGGTTTAACCCATTCTGTTTGTGCTTCAAACTTAGGAATCTTCATCTATTATCCCCCATGAATTTTTTTTAGATTCTACTTTTGATGTAAAGGTTTGGCTTTTTTGTGCTTCATCTCCATAATCTCTTTCAATAATCATTTCGATAAAGTGAATAGCTTTTTCCAAATCTTGTCTTTTTCCTTTCATCCGGTGACGGATTATGTATTTTATAGCACAGCCTTCTGGGTAGAGCAACTCATTTTCAATCACAAATTTACTTGGCTGAATTTTAAATTTCTGATAATGTTGTCCGCCGATTTGTTTATCCCAAACTTTCGATGTCATATCCTTTTGCCTCCTTTTTTGCTGTCATTATATATAAATTTTGTTTTGTACGCGTTACCCCTACATACCAAACTCTATGTTCTTCATCTTCTTTGTCTTGACTTTTTTCCGTAGCTTCCCTGATTGTTTTTGTGTTGTCCAAAATGAGTAAAACATTTGTCGCTTCACCTCCTTTAGCAGAATGTATTGTAGACAATTGTACTCTTGCATCTTTGGATAATTTTTCTCCGTTTCTTAACATTTCTCTGACGTATAAACATTCTTCTGGATCCACTGTAAATACATCATACCAAGGCGCACGTGGATCAAATTGAAACTCTTTTAAGTCGTACATTTTTTCTTCTGTTGGGTTATCCAGTACAAGTAATGGGCTATATTCTAGTATATCTTTTACTTCAGACAAAGATAACAGTTCTCCTTTTTGCCATCTAATGTAGTTTAGAATACTTCTAAACAAAGTAGCCCTAAAACTTTTTCTACCTTTAATTTGAAAATAAATTCCCATATCTTTTAGAATAGGTTTAAGTTTGTCTAGCCTATCATTAGTTCTGGCAAGGATCAGCCAGTCTTGTTCATATAAAGGAACATCTTCAAGTGTTGTTATAGGATTAACAGACCCTTCTTCACCTCTTGCTTTCCAATTTTTTTTAACCCTTCTTTCATCAGGAATTCTATCTAAAATTTTATCTGCTATTAACTGTACCCTTCTAGGAACCCTGTGAGATTGTGGCAAAATAATGTCTTTTTTAGCTTGGGTAGCTATAAATTTTAGTACATCTGCACCAGCCCAGCCATAAATTGCTTGATCATCATCGCCAGCTAGTATAACATATTTGGAATTTTTCCGCATAATATCTACCATTTTCCACTGTATTGGGGATAAATCCTGTGCTTCATCAACAAATACGACGTCATATTTCGGACACAATTCGGCCACATTAAATTTTTCTATCATATCTGTAAAGTCTTTTAGCTTATAGGAATTTTTATAATTATTTAGTTCGTCTCTTAAAATATATAATAAATTTTTTTCTAGTTCATAAGAATACATGCCGGTATTATATTCTTCTTCGATAGTCATCTCTTTAATTCTGGCTGTATTAATTAAGTTAAAATATTCACTGTTTGAATCCACAAATCCCGTAGTTTCCTGACCATTAGAATAGACTGTTACTTCAATACCCAACTTTCTACCTATGTCTTCGTAATGTTCGTCCTGCATTACCTCACTTTTTTTCATTCCTAGTTTCCAAAAAGCTAGGGAGTGTAGTGTTCTAAAATGTTTTAAATCTTTTCTTTGTAAATGTTTATACGTATCTAACATTCTATTAATAGCTTCAGTTGCTGCTTTAGTAGTAAATGCAAAGTAGCCAATCTTATCCAGGGGTGTTCCCAGTTTATAAAATGTTTTAACATAATTAATAAGTTTAGTTGTTTTCCCTGTTCCCGGAGGCCCGTATATTTTTCTACTAATCACATTATCTCCGTCTTATGTTTTATTTGTGTATGATAAATAGGTACCTCTTCAAAAGATTTTATATTTATTTGTATTACATTTTTTGTAGAAGAATTATATTTTCCTTTGTCTTTAGCAGGAAATCTTTTTTGATCTAGAAACTGTATTTCACATTCTCTATATGCGGTCTCCATAATACGTCCTGTTTTTTCTTCTTTATATTTCCAATCTTTAGCTTTTAATCTGTCATAAAACTTTTCAAATTTAAAGAAAGCATACTCGCCTTCAATAAGAACTGAACCACTTTTAAATGCGGCATCCGTCGTTGCTCTTGGTCCATTTATTTTTGCATGTAATACATCATGTAGTTTTTCTTTTGGTGATGTACCAATAGGTGGTTGTACTGGTTTCTGTGTTTTATATAATTGATCCATTACTGTCTGTTCTTCATCACCTTTAATGAGAGGGGGTAAAAATCCTGCAGCTTTTGCGATTGCATTTCTACGTTTACGTTGATCGTTTAAATGTTCAATTGATCTACAATGTACTGTTGCTGTTGCGATACCATCTGGTTTAGTGACATCAAATTCGTATTCAGGTTCTTCAAAAATTTCTATCTTTCTTAAGTTATTCAGTATGGGGTAAGACCCTTTTGATCCTGCCAGCACTCCAAATCTTTTCTTAACACAAATACCTTTCTTACAGAAATCAGCTAATGGACTTTGTGTACAGGTATATCCTTTCTCGGATCTCTTCCAGGATTTTAATTTACCACTTAATATTTTATCGTCCCATGCATTTGCATGTCGTTCTTCAAAGAACTTAACTGGGGCATTCTTAACTTTTTGTTCCCAGCCATCTGGGTACTTCATTTTAGCAAAAACATGATAGTTGTACATAAATCTATCTTTGCCATCAAAACCTTCTTTATTAGATATTTTAGATATGTCAGCTAGACAAGGAGGACCATCCATTAGGTCTCCATCAACCCCTTCGTATATTTTTTTATCTATGTTTTCTGTAATCTTTTTTAAATCTTCTTTAGAAACTAGGTTAGCTTCTACAACTGTTAAAAATTTTTCAAGATCAAACGGTGTTCCGTCTATATTTAATGCTCTTCTCTTCCCACCATAGTAAGGAAGATTTATAAATTGGCCTGGTTTTAAGTTCCCTGTTTCCTCGTCTGTGGTTAGTTCGGTTTGCTTTGGAAAGACTTCACAGTCTGGTTTTAATTTAAATAGTGGTAATAGATTACTTAAAAAGGATTTAACTGCTTTTGCATCTGTAAAATGATCCATGAATAAACATAGATGTAAGCCGCCACTTTTAGACTCGATAGGTATCAGAGGTAATTGATAATTTTGTATAACATCTATAAAAATTTT